TCCACAATTTCAACCGCAGTCGGGTTTAATAAGTGGAGTGAAATCATTTGCCACAGGCTTGTTAGATTCGGCTACTACCGGAGTGAAGAGTGTAGTGAATGATGCTATAGATTCAGGACGTGAAATTATTAGAGAGTATACTGGCCTTCATAACCCCAATATACCTCAAGTTCAGGAACGTATTATAACCACACAGACCAATTTTGTTAATAACACAGATTGTCCACAGTTTTTTGAAAAGTTAGATCCTTTTGTAAAATTTAACCGTATAGTGAAAGAGCCAATATTTGGTTCGGATTTGGATGAGATGGCTATTTCTAATATTACAACTAAGAAGCAATTGATAGGAACATTTACAGTTAGCGTCAACGACGGAGTGGGAACTATGAAATGGGCTCGACCTATTTCACCTTTCCAAGGTGGCGTCGAACAGGCAACAGATGGCAGAATGTGCTATAATAACTTGGAGTTGCTGCATTCTATGAGTAGAGGATGGAGAGGGTCTATGAAACTCACCATCCAATCTGTAATGAATAATAAACAACAATGCAAACTTAAAGTGATTAAGATGTACAATCCTTCGGTTAAAATAGCCGCATCCTACCCCGAGTATAAGAGTGTAGTCAATGCACCGACTCACTTATTAGAATTCACAGAGGGAGGCCAGGAGCATGAAGTTTCTTTACCTTATTTGTGTCGCAATGATATTACACCTTGCGCAACGAATACAGATACAGAAGCTCTGTTCCATGGCATATATTATATTTACGTGGCTCAACCTTTAGTTATATCAGATTCTTCACCAAACACTATTGAATTTAACATCTTTTTATCCGGTGAACCTGATCTAACTTTTTATGGTTATACAACAGCCACTAGTTATCATAGCAGTTTTGGCGTGATACCTACCCCTCAATTCGCATCACAACCCGTTAAAGTAGGTGCCAATCAACCTAAACAGAATTTTGTCTCAGTAACTCGCATTAAACCTAATATAGCTTTTTACAGATATGGAGAGAATAGAGAGCTTACGTTGTTGCATTTATTTGTCGATAGTGTTAAACATAAGAATTACACTATGGATAAGTCTAAGTGGACTGACGTACAA